TTACAATATCTATAACATTATCTTCAACATATTTTTTATCTATAAATTTGTATATATAACATGTTTCTTCATTAAATTCTCTTATTGCTGTTTCTATATAATCCTCATTTAACTCACTTCCACCACTAAATGAAGACCAACCTTGTCTTTCTTTTCCTAATAATATTTTAATATCATGATTTTCTTTAAAAATTATCGGTATTATTCCAGCACTATGTTTAGTCATTTATAATTATTTTGTGCGCATTACTTTAAGTGATTTTAGTCTTTCAGTTTTATAATCTACACATGGTTTTGAATATTTTACATAGTTTATATTACTATGTTTTGATTCATTATTTTGTTGCCAAGTTTTTATGATTTTATTATCTACATTTTCCAATTCTTTTACCCATCTTTTTATATATACACAATCTTTATCTAATCTTTGTATCTGTGTTTCTGGATTAAATATTCTTATATACGATGTTCTATCTACACCTAATCCCACAGACCATTGCCAATTTCCATTATTTATTGCTACATCATAATCTATTAGTTTTTGTGCAAAATATCTTTCTCCTTTAGTCCAATTTATATGTAATATTAATGATAGAAAATTCGCACATAACATTCTCGTTCTGTTATGCATCCATCCTATGCTATTTAATTGTCTCATTCCCGCATCTACTAATGGAAATCCAGTATTTCCTGTACACCATTTTTCAAATAGTTTTTCATTGTTTTCCCATTTTATTTTTTTCCCTTTATAATTATCTCCTCCTATTGTCTTTTTATATCCTAAATTTATAAACAAATTTACATAAAATTCTTTCCAAAATATTTGTCCTACTAATGATTTGTTACTTTTTACTTTTTCATAAAATTCTCTTATACTTATATTTCCAAATTTTAAATGTGCTCCTAAAAATGATGTGTTTATTTTAGGATAGACTCTTGTTTTTTCATAATTTTTTAATCTTTTTACTATACTTGGATTTATTAATTTTAACGCATTTACTCTTCCTCCTATTGTTACCGATTTGTTTTTTAATTGTTTATTATATAGTGTCATTGGTTCAAATTCGTCATCAATTCTTAACATTTTTATTTGTGCATTTTGATACTTTTCACTTCTGGGTTTTCTTATATTTTTCTCTAACGCCTTTTTGTAAAAGTAATTATATGTTTCGTAATATTTACCTTCTCCTGTTAATATACTATTTATCGGAAATAATGTATAATCTTCTAATGCTATATGTTCTATTCCTTGTCTTTTACAATATTCTTCTATTTTTTTATCTCGTTCTCTCGAGTAATATGTATTATCTATATTATATCCTATACTTGTTATGTTATTTTCTTTTACTATTTTATTTATATTTGATATTTCATCGTCTTTTACTATTATGTATTTTAATTTGTTTTTTAATTCTTTTTTTAAGTTACTTAAAGATTCTATCATAAAATTTATACAGTATTCAGATTTATATCTATTAGTTTTTACTTGCTTTTCATTAAATATAAATATCGGATAGATATTATATCCTTTTTTTATTAAATAGTTTAAAGTCGTGTTATCTTTAATTCTTAAGTCCCGTCTATATATATATAAACAGTTCATTATTATAATGAATGATAATAAAGAGCAAGAATTTATCGATATCAATGACCATGATACCATTGTTTTTGAAGACTTTAATATTAAGGTTATCAAAAATGATGATGGTTATGCTAGTAGCGATACATCAGATGATTCATACTTTTCAAATGATGATAATAATATTATATTTTCTATCCTAAATATTCTTAAAGAACATTTTATTTATACAGAATCTTCTTTTTTTAATAAACTTTCTTTTTCCGAACTTTTTGATTATTTTAATCTATCTTTTTCAAACGAAGAAAAATTAGATTTATATTCATATATCCCTACACCTCATCCTTTTCCATATTCTAAAAAGTTTATCAATTCTAATTTTGATGTTTGGGTTGATTTTAATTTCTACAAATTAAAAGATTCTTATTTATATCTTAATCGCATTTCTAAATCTTTTTCTATTAAAAATAATACATTTTACAACTTTTGTATTCTTGGTTTCAATTCATCTTCACTTTCCTAATTTTATTCGTGGTTTTGCACAAAATACTAAATTCTTTACACGATACCATATCTTTTTATTATTTTTCATAAATTTTTCATATACTCCTACTTGTTTATTTACATATGTTTTAAATGAATCAAATGCATTTTCCACATTATTTTGATGGGCAAATTCAGTGGGATCAAACATATCAAACGATATTTCTTTCGGAAAGTTTTTTAACCATACTTTTGCTACTTTATGAAAACAGATCTTTCCATTTAAATAGATATCATCTTTTATTCTTTCTGGATAATTTGCTAAATAGACATCTGGTATAAAGACATTTCTTTGTAATCCTTGTTTATGTCCATCTTTTATATACGCTATTGTTGCTGTCGTTTCATTTAACGTATCTTCAGTTTTATTCCAAAATAAATCTTTCGTTGCTGGATATGATGCTATGTATTTCCATGGATCAAAAAATTCTGTTACTTCTCTTACACCTGTTCTTATTTCTTTACTTCCTATATTATCATAATGTTCCTTTCCAAATTCTATATATTTTGCTCCTATATTTTCATTAACTTGTACCTTTTCATTTACTTCGTTTATCAAATCATCATATGATGCTATGTATTTTAAGTAATCTACACATTTTTCTTCATATGTTATTTCTATATAATGTAAAGCAGCCTTTTGTATATTCGTTAAATCTTCATAGTTTTCATACTTTGTTAATATTTCATCTTCATACGCCATTAAATACGCATATCCATCAAAACCTTCCTTTCTGAACACAGGTTTTTCATTGTCTTCTAAATATTCCTTTCGAGCACTTATGTAAAATTTCGTATATTTTTTGGCGTCAAAACTTCCAAACTTTTTTGATACTGACGCACCTTTTTTGTTGCTCCAAAAATCATATTTATTATCGATTAACTCAACATTACTTGCTAAACTCATTATAGCATCAAAATCTTCATTTTTTTTTGTTTCTTTATATATTTTTATATATTTTTTTGCTAATGTCGTGTTCAACCCTACAAGCTCCACTATATCATCATTTGATGCTATGAATTTTAATACTTCATCACATTTATACATTTCAGCCATTATTATACATTTAGAAAATTTTTAGTTTCAAATTGTTATTTTATATATAGAGTTGTTTTGGGGTTTATCTACTTTTAATCTCCATAAATAACAACAATTGTAATCATATTCACTTGGTGTTATCGCATATTTCATCATATATAACGAATGCGTTACTACAGCTATATCTACACTCTTCTTTACTTCATTTTTGTCTAATATAAACTTTTTTACGAACTCTTGAAAATTTTTGAAATTGGGTCTTGTCGTTTCTTCGATATACTTCCAATCTACATTTGATTTTGGATATTTTGATGATATAAAATTCTGTTGTTCTTGTTTTTCTAACGGTAACGCATTTTTATACCCTTGTATCTCTGATATATATGGCGCTACATATATCTTTTTCTCTTTAAACATATTCACAGCAGTCTCTATCGCTCTTAGTAATTCACTTGCTAATACATAATCAAATTGTTTCGGTACTAAATTACATGTCGAATAATCGATATATTTAAACGAACCTTGGAAATCTCCTCTGTTTGTTCGTTTTTGCATCTTTTCTAACCAATTACCCTTTCTTTTTGATTTTTCTATACCTTCTTTTACTAATTTCGGATCTCTTTTAAATAAATGCATTATCCATCCTATTATCCCTTTTTTCTGCATCTCATTTGTTTCTGACATTCCATGTCTTATTAAATATATATTGATTTTTACAGAATTTTCAGAATTTTCATCTTTCGTCATTTATAATATCTTATATCATTATTTTTTAATTTGGTTTCTAACTAAAATTATTTTTGTTTTTTATTTTAATTATGATTATATCTTTGGGATCCGATTGTGTTGTTAAAAAGCGTCTCCAAGAATTTATTTGGAATGATAATAATCAAATATCTAACCTTTTTGATTGGGTTTTGTCCGATTTAAATGCTGTTTGTCATATTCTTGAATCTTTACATTCTCACCCTAACACTCCTTTCTTCATTCCTGATAAATTATCTATTATTACTAAAACTATAGAAAATAAATATGCTGTTAAACATAACGATTGTTACTTTATTTCACTTCATGACGCTTCTTGCGACCTTTCTTATAGCGACGCTAAATTGTTGATTTGTGATAAATATAATCGTCGTATTAAACGTTTTATCGATTTAATTTCCGACGTCCAAAATCAAATTTCTTTTGTTGCCCTTTATGATAAATATAATCCTATCCAAAATGGGGTTATGAAAATTAATGACGCTCATATTTTCCGTTTTTTTACTATTCTTTCTAAATTTAATCCTTTAAATACTCATAAACTTATTCTTCTTACTGATGATATTTCTAATCTTCCTAATTCTTCTAAATACATTCATCGTATTACTATTGTTAACGTTAAGCAATATATTATACTTGACGATTTTGTTAGCGACTGGTATCGTTTCTTTCTTGATTGGAATAAAATCTTTTCCGATCTTCATATCAGGGCTTAGGCTAATTTATTCGTTCGTTTTGGTACATCATATATTCCAAATTATTTTCAGTCGTCAGTTTTTATTTTTCTTATGTAATTTTCTACACTTTCATATCCATTTTGTTTCAAAATTTCTTTCTTTTTCTCATCTATTTTGAAATCTATCGCACTATGTTTTCCTATATATATATCTATGATATCTACATTCTTTTTCATCTCTTTTTCATTCGCTTCTTTTACTATTGTATTCATTAATTCTATTGTGTAGTCTTTTATATTTCTTATCTTGATTTCTTCATGTTCTTCTTGTAAATTTAATCCTATTATTTTTCCATCTTCAAACGCATCTATTGGAAAATTATTTACACAGCCACCATCCACATAATATTTATTTTCATATTTTACAGCTTTATATACAAATGGAATACTAGATGATATCATTACAGCTTTCGATACTTTCATATTTGGTGTGTTTTCATAATCAAACCATTCTAAACTATGTGTATTTATACACGTTCCTGTTATTCTTAATTTTATTTTTGTTTTCTCATATAACGTTTTAAATGTTATATTTTTTATTCCATGTTTCTTGTATAATATATTTTCTATATATCTTTCTAAATATTCTCCTTTGTAATATCCATATTTAAATATTAATCTATATATATCTCTTATACATCCACAATTTCCATCTAACATCTTTTCAAACGGAGCCTTGCTTATGTATTCTTCCATCTCATCTATACTTATATCCGCCGCTATCATCGCAGCTATTTGCGACCCTGCGCTACTCCCTCCTACATATTTGATATCCATCACATTTTCTTCTTTTAATCTTTTTAACGCTCCTATATACGCTATACCTTTCGTACCACCTCCTTCAAATATTATCCCGTTGTATTTCATTAGTTTAAATTATCATTTTTTTTTTCACTTAAATATTAGGTTTTCTTTCTTTTAAAATATGAATGATACATCATTAAAACAATGTTTAAAATGGGCGACGGTTCCATTTGAAAACGGAATGACTTATAGAAACAATTCAGTATCTATTAGAAAAACCGCACAATTAAAAGAAAAAGATTTTGGTTGTTCTATTATTAATAAATCTACTGGTAATTGGTCTTCTATATTAGGTGAAAAATTAGTATTTAATGTTCTTCAAAGATTAGAAAAAAATCCACGAAAACCAATTATAAAAAATAACTATTGTCCAGATTTAGAAACAGATGATTATATATATGAAATTAAAACTCGAAATTGGACAACATCAGGTACAGCAGGTGAAAAAGTACTCGGAACTATGTATAAATATAGCGATATCCCATTGATATATAAAAAACCACTAAAAATAGTATGTGTTGCTTATCAAGAATATGAACTATCTAATGGAACTACAAAAATCTTTGGTGATGTTAGTGATTCCAAAAAATTATTTTTAAAATTAGCAAATGATTTAAATATTAATTACGTTAAGTTTTCAGATTTGATATCAGAACTTCCTTCGTTTTTGCTCCCGGATTCTTAGAATTTATATGTCTTCTTACATCTATTTTATCAATCTTAAATTTTTCAAATTCATCTTCTACTTCTTTTACACACGAATTGCTCATTACAAATTTACATTTTAGTTCTTTTATTTTTTTGAATAATTCTTTATGTGATTTAAAATCCATTTCGGTGTATGATACGAATGATGTTTTGTTTTCTGGTACATATGGTGGGTCTAAATATACAAAATCATTTTTTTTATCTTTTTTCATTACAGTTTCTATCGATTCATTATATTCTTTATTTTCAAATTTTACATCTTTTATTAATTCGTTCATGTTTTTTAGTTCTTCTTTTGTCGGAAATTTTTCACTTTTATAGTTTCCATATGGTACATTATATCCATTCTTACTCATTCTATAAAGCCCTCTGAAACATGTTTTATTTAAAAATATAAATATCGCCGATTTTTTTACACTTTCTTCCATGTTATTATATTCTTTTCTTATCCAATAATAATAACTTTCTTTTGATTCACAACGTTCTTCATTTGTCGGATTTTTATTTCCATTTTTTTGTTTTATATTGTTATATTCTTCTATATATTCACATAATTCTTCATATAATTCTTCATATCTGCTTTGCACATCTTTATATAAATTAATTAATGTTTTGTTATAATCATAGACATGTATTTTTCCATGTATTTTTATTTCATTTTTTTGTTGTTTATCTAGTAACGCCAATAATACACTACCGCCTCCTACAAAAATTTCATAATAATCATTCATTTCTTTTGGAAATCTTTCCATCACTTCGTCTATTATCTGCGTTTTTCCGCCTACCCATTTTATAATTGGTTTCATAATTTATATTCGTTTTTATTTCTTATATCATAACATTCATCAATTCTCTTTGTCCGATTTTAAACCGGCCACTATACGTATATCGTTCTCTAAATTCTTTACTATTTAATTTTTCTACTATTTCTTCCACATGTATATTGTCTTTTTTTGGTATCATTACTATTAAATTTCCACCAAAATATTCCATTTTCTCTTTAAATGCTATTTCTTTTTTACGTGTCAAATTATGTATGTATATCACCTCTTCACCCTTGTGTTCTTCCATTATTTTTATATTTCTTAGCGCACCCCATTCATACCAGTTTTTTTCAGTGAATTTTCTTATTTTTCTTTTCTTTAATTCTTCTTTATGTGTATATAAATGTTTATTTATATCCTCATTTTCACTTGGATATTTATTTATCATTATATATTTTTTATTTTCTTTTTTTCCATTTATTATATTCACATTTCCTAATTCTTCGTTTTTATATACACTTTCTAATCCACTTACTAGTCCTACATAACATTCAAAATTTTCTTTTATACTTGTTTTTTCATTTGTTTCATTTAATTTATAAAATCTTATATATCCATTTTCATATTGTATTTCTCTCACTTCTGTTTTTTCATTTGTTTCATAGTTTATTTCTTTTGTTTTCAAATCTTTTTGATATCTAAATACTACTACATCTATACTTGCTTTTTCAAACAATTTTTCATTATTTGGATAGTATATATCGCTAAAACTTCCTTCTTCCATCATCTCTTTGATTACATTTTTACTACTTGTTAATTTGAAAAAATCTGATGGTACTATAAATATTAATTCTCCGTTTTTATTTAATAGTTTTACACATTTTTCTATAAAATTTATATACTTATTTCCATGTCTTGTTCTTATATATGGTGGATTTCCTACTATAGTATCATACTTCTTTTTAATTTCTTCTTCCAAAAAATCACATATTTTCGGTTCTATACCATCTTTAAATTTTATTTCTCCATCTATTTCATATGTATCATATGTGATTATCTCTTTTCTACATCTTTTTATATACTCTATGATATCGCCTTCACCTACAGATGGTTCTAATATTTCTTGACTTTTATTTTTCATATATTCATCCACTTTTTTTAATAATATTTCTGATTTTGTGTAATATTGTCCCAACTCTTTCTTCATATTCTTATATTCATTTTTTTTTCTTAAATATTTTACTACTTTTACTATTCGTCACTATCACTACATGATGATATACTATCTGTATCACTTGTATGATAATTTGTTACAAGCGCTTTTATTTTATAACCATCTTCATTTATAAATATCAATTTTTTTCTTATTTTTCTTGGTTTTGGTTGCAATACTCCTACGCAGATTTCTTTATCTGGGTGCTCTACTTTTACATATTTATAATATCCAGTCATGACAGTCAAAGTCTATTATTACATCTTTTATTTCCAAATTCTTTAAGTGTTTTTTTTAATAATTAAAATTATGGTTCGTTTCAACAAACGCCCATTTATGTATATTTTTTTGCATGTTATTGTATATCTTATCTATGTCTATATTATGTTTTGCACAAAAACTATATATTATTCTTGGATCTATATAATTGTTCTTACATGTCGTTCCTTCATATTTTCCATTTCTTTGATGATTACATAATTTTGCTACTTTTATTATACTTTCTCTTAATTCTTTTATGGTTTTACATTCTTTTAATAACTTATTACAATATGTACTTGCATTATATGTTCTAAACATCTTTCCGGTTAATCCATCTACATATTTGTTTAAATATTCATTTACTTGTGATGCATTAACTTCAAATAATTCATTTCCTTTCATTTTATCTTTCTCTTTTATATAATTATATACATGTTCATTAACTTTCCTTGTATTCTTATATAATATGTTTGATTTACCTATAAATTTTAAGCATATATAGTTGTTTTCTTTTAGTTCTATATTTTCTTTTAATAACGTACAACATCCTACACTATCATTCGTATATTCATCATCTTTTTCATGTCCTATTCTTATGTTATATTTCATTATTATATATGTTATCACTCCACATTCCTTTTTCTTTCTATCTCCTTTTTTTATATCTTCTTCTATTTTACTTTTCAATCTTCCTATTTTATACTTTCTTTTATGACATTCTATAAACTTATTTTCTGAACTCGGTGTTATATTTATATATTTAAATTTTGTTTTTCCATCCATTAATTTGTCTTTCCAACATGCTATGAAATTGGAATTTGGCGAACATATTCTTTTGTAATTCTCTTCTAATTTTACATTCTTACTTATATTTATTATTATATCTCTTGGTTGTATTCTTAATTTTATATTTCCTCGTAATGGATGATTTCCTTTCCCTATAAATATCCCAGGTTGTTCTACATTATTCATTATTTCTTGAGTTACTCCATCTATACTTACTATATTCGATACCTGTTTGGCTTTCTCAAAATTCTTTTGGTTTCTTTTACTTTCTTTTATTACTTGTTTATCATCTAACATTTCTTCTTCAAATTTCCCATATTTCTTCATGCATTTTTTAAAATTTGCTCTTATCAAAGCATCTTTTTTATATTCTTCTTTCAATCTATTCCAATATACTAAATATTCTTCATGTATTGGATGTATCTTCGTTACTTGATTTTTATATTTTATTACCCCTTTATGTTTGTATATCGGTGCTAAATTTACTCCTTCGTGTATCATTTCACTCCACATTTCTTTTATGAAAAAAATAATTTTTGTGTTTTTCCTTCGCTTCGACATATTACACATTTATTTGTTATCATCCGTTTCATACATCTGTTACAAAAGGTATGACCACATGGTATAAACGCGTAATCTATTTCATATGTTATACATATCGGACATACTTTACTGTTTTCTATATTTACTACTTGTTTTGTTAAATTTACTAATTTCGTAAATTTATTCATTTCTTTTGATTGCTCTTCTTCTATTTCTTCTTTGTATTTTCTATATTCTTCTATATATGTTCCTATTTCATATTCATATTTTTCATTGTTCATTTCTTTATGTATTTTTGTTAGTCCGTTATATATATTATTTATTTTATTATATTTTTCTTCTATGTTACAACAATTACTAAACACTTCTATAATTTCTTCTTGTAATTTATTTATTTCATCTTGTAATTTTTTTACATCAGTTTTTGTTTCTTTTATTTCTATTCCTTCTTCTATTTCATTTATATACTTTTTCCTTTCATGTCTTAATATATCTAACGCTATTTCTAATGACCTCATCGGTTTCTTTGGTTCTTCTTTATTTTGTATTTCAAAGGCTTCTTCTATTGACGTCATTTTCTTTATATTACTTTTTTTTAGTTGTCTTTACACGTCTTTTAATTCAAATTCAAATTTCTTTGTTAATTCTCTTATTGCTTCCCCTACAGTTTCTTTGTTTTCTTTTACATAATTTTCATTTCTGTAATCTACACATTGATGTAGAATTTTTATCATTAATAGTCCTATTATATTCATTCTTTCTTTTGCTGTCCTTGGATATGGTATTCTTCCTTCTCCTCTATCATAAATATCTTCACTTCCTTCGTTTTGTTCTTCACTTCCTTCGTTTTGTTCTTCACCTCCTTCGTTTTGTTCTTCGCATTGAAGACATTCTTCTGTTTCTTCTTTTGGTTGACATTTTTTCTTGGCATTTTTATGTTGTTTTAATAGACTTGGATATTTAAATTCTTTTCCACATATTTCACATGCTACTACCATTTTTAATTTCTTTTGTGTTTTTTTTCTTAAATCATTTCATTTAATTATTTTTCGGTTTTATTTTTTTACTATGGTTATTAAATATAAATATAGATGGTAATATAATACTCGATATTATCATGATTATTACTGATATTAGCATTTTCTTGTCAAATATATTTATCTCTTTTTTGTTTCTTTCGTTTTCTTTTGTATAATCATATCTTACTACTATATCTTCTATACTTACCATGTTTGAACATTTCGTTCCCAAATTTATGAATGTTGCTCCAAATATTATTATCAATAATATGGTATTTAATATTATCAATATATAATCCTTTTTCGAATATTCACTCCATGTTAATTGTTTTACTACCGTTATCACTAAAATACTTAATATTAATATAGGTATTATTAACACAAATCCTATGTTTTTTATTCCATCATCATAATTCCTTTTTAGTTTCGTTACTACTGGTCCAGGTATTTCTTTCAGTACATCTCTTACATTAAGTCCTCCAGTTTCATTTATCATCTCATCTACTTCATTTATTATTATTCTTCTTACTTGTTGTACATTATTATAATATACAAATACAGTTTCCGCTATCGTCATTAATAACGATACCATTAGAAATCCATACATAGTATCTCGTTCTGTTTTTTTTGTATTTCCTTTGTAATATTTTATATTGATTATTATTGTTATTGTTATAATTAATATACTTATGGAATTGTATAATACTCCATCTGTTATACGTTCTTTTTTGTCTATATTTTCTTTACTCATTTATTTTATATGTTAAAATAAATAATTATGGATTCTTTTTTTGATTTTAAAAAACCTTATTTACATTCTTCTTATTTGTCTATAATCTCTTTGATTTTAATCGTTAATCGTTCAAATCCTCAAAGTAACTTATTGATTTTTATTAATGTTATCCTTTACTTAATTATTACTTCTTCTATTTTCTTCTTTTATTCCATTAACGAACAAAAACGCATTTTAGAACTTTATTATAAAGAATATTTAGGTTATCAACATGAATTTAATAATAAAAAATTTCTTACATATCAGAAAAATGTTCGTAAAAATTATATACCTACTAAAAATAATAAACCTTTCGTTTATCTTTTTAGTACTTTCTTTTTATGCTTGATTTTCATTTTTATTTCCCTTTTTTATTATTTCGTAAATTTTAATAAAATTAAAATCCGTTCTGTTTTAAAATTATCTTTCTTTCTTTTCTCTCTTGGTTTAACTGAAATGTTTATCGCTTTTAAAGTTATGTACAATATGCCTTATCCTGATATTTTTAATATTCTTGATATAGTTTCATCAAAAAATTCGTAATTATTTTATCGTCTTATTTTAAATGTCCTATAAAAAAATGATTTCTTCTATAAAAACTACTCATTTGTTGAATTTAGATACAAATGCTAAGAAATTTCTAAATGATTTTATTCAAATTATTCTTGATTCTCCATCTTCTGAAAAAAATCTTAATTTTCATAAATATGGTAGATTTAAACAATCTAGTAATTCTAAATATAAAAAAATAGAAGATCTTTTAGAAGATATTTTAGAAATAGCTAGTAATATAGCTAAAATTAATGGCGCTAACAAAATTTCTTTAAATCATATTATATCATCTACTCTTAATAATCATCATATAAGTAATATGATGAATAAATACGCTTCTATTAAACACAATCCTACATCAAACCGTTCCACTAAACTCATATCTAAGAAAAAATTACCTAAGAAAAAATTACCTACGAAAAAATTACCTAAGAAAAAATTACCTACGAAAAAATTACCTACGAAAAAATAATACCGTAATCAGATTTTCACTTTTTTATTATTTTCTTAATAATCTTGTCTCGTCTTTTTTTCGTATTTTATATATATATTAAATTATAATAAATGACACCGGATGATGAAGAAGAACATGATGATTTCATGCAATCGTTAATAGAATTATCAGTCGTTTAATGAAATAAGATTTCCACGTTTTCTTTTTACACATTTACTAGACTGTGGATAAATTAAAATTTTCGAACATTCAACATCCCACTTATCTTTGGCACCTTTATCACTACGATGAATGATTTTCGGCGCGTTTCTATCTAGAGATATATCGCGCATCATTTGTATAGTTTCAATAGGTGGGGGATTAAATGTATAATTAAATGTATATATTGATTCTAATTGACGAGTCCTACCGTAATTTCCTTTCATCCATCCCCTTGATTGATTTTGTCTAAATATCGCATCGTTTCTGAATATATCAAGACACCGTTTATTGATAAAAGAATTATGACGAAACCAATATTGGCTAGAACTAGAACAATGTTCCAGAACAGCTGACCGAACATTTGTTTCAAAATTATTACTTAGTTTTCCACTCCACAAAGAGTATCGTCCACCTATAATTTCTTCCACAACTTTATATATATCTTTATTTGTAAATTCATTTTTTTTCCAGTGCAGTTGGTATCCTGCAAGTAGTAGTACAAGTGTGCGCGATGACGCATTATGTTTTCTTATATTCCGTTCATTAGTATTTAAATTCAAAGACTGTATTATTTCAAGATATTTGTTGTATATATCCGCACCATTTAATGGTGCATCAATATACCTATGCACAGCACTTATAAAATTACGAAAAGCATGTTTATTTTGTGTACATAGACACACTTTACAATTATCCCAAACAATATCAACAATAGTCGTCATGTTTTAATGACTATATACTCATATTCATCTTTCATCTTTGTTTAAGTGATTTTTATTTATTTATTTATTTATTTATTTATTTATTTATATTAATGGCTTATGTCGGTGGTAAATCAAAAGGTGCACAACATATCGTCGATGTACTTAATAATAAAAAATATGATAACATGAATTACATAGAACCGTTTATTGGCTACGCCCATATACTTAGAAGAGTAAAAAACAAAAAATCTTTTATAGCAAGCGACGCAAATCCACTCGTAATTTCTC